ATTATCAATAAATATTGGCGCTGTAACTTTAAAATGTTTTGATAGTGTGTTGATGATATCTAAGCCAACATTAATTCTTGAGGCGTTATTTAAACCGCTGTCATACTCGACACCATTAACCGTTGTTGAACATGTTTCTTCTAATTCGCCGTTAACTAAGGTATTGAATAGCTTAAATTCAGCAATATCAAATTCGTTATTGATGTTTTCAGTAAGCATTTTGACTTTTGTTGTTGTAAATTCTTTTAAGATATAAAGGTCATGTGAATACTTTTCTTTTTCATCCAATAATCTGTCTTCTTCATTTCTTAATTCAGAAATAACATCATCTAGATGTTTATTTGATTTTTCGATTGATATTGACACTTCAATTTCTGATTTTTCTTGAGTAAGTTCGCTTATTTTGTCATCTATTCCTGAAACTTTATCTTGAATAGTTTTCCTGATGTTAGAGCGTTTTTGATTAATCTCATTTATCTCTAACATTACTGCTTTGTATTCGTCAGTTTGCGTAACGTCAACGTGAGTTGTTTTCAACTTATTAATTTTGTTTTGTATTCTTGCTGAACGCTCTTCTGCTTCGTTGATTTTAATTTGTAAATTATTGTTGTCATCCTCTAATTTCTCGATAATTGGCTTTATTTTCTTGCCCTCTGAAATAATGTGATTGATAGATGTTTGTATTGTTTCTAATTCTTTCGATTTGTTTGCATTGAATTTCTGCAATGCTTTTTCTCTTACCTCACTCACTTGTTCAGCTGGTAACTGTTGACCACAACAACTACATACATTGTCATCAAGATATTCAAATTTTTGATTTTTAGCTTTTTCTAAATCACTTTTTAATCCTTTATGATTTTCTAATAATTGATTACGTCGATTTTCTTCATGTGTAATTTGTTGTTTGTTTTGCTTTAATCTTGTTTTAAGATTCGCAACCGTTCCATTTTCAACGTGTAGCTCATTTGTTAAAGCATGTATTTTGTTCTCATTACTGGCGCTATTATTAGCTTCTATGCGCTTCAATTCTGATTGTTTATCAGCTAATTGGTTACGCAAATTAATTTCTTCTGCACCGTTTTGAATATCTATACGCTCATTTTCAAGTTGCTCAATTTCTTGTTTTATGATTGTGTGTCTATCATTATCGAATTCCGGTACATCCTGCTTATTTTGTTGCGTTTGGTTAATACGTATCGGAATATCTTTGATATCTTTGTTAATCTGTTTTATCTTGTCTGTAAGAATCTTTTTCTTTGTTTCAATTTCGTGATCTCCAAGAATATTATTTAGTTCTTTAAAATCATCATTTGTTTTAATGACATCCTCATCATTGATTGGTTTAGCGATTTCAAACAACAAACTTCTTCGTTTCTTCCAATCTAGTAAGTTAAATGCTTGAGGGTTCGTAATTAACTTGAATACATCTTCATCAATCAGTTCATCAATACGAGCTTTATAATCCTTTACTTTTATTGATTCATCATTGATATATTGTTTCTTCGTTCGACTTCGTGAGTATTCCTTGCGATTCGTTTTTTGATTTATTGTGTATTTAGGATGTGACTCTTTTTTAAAAGTCGTAATTTTTCCGTCGATTTCAAATTCTGCGAAAACAGTCGGAATTAACTCATAATTTTCTTCGTTTTTTTCGTTTAAAGGTACAGGGTTAAATGATTTGGTTGAACCGTCTAAACCCTTATCGAAAAGCAGCCATTGTAATGCGGTTGCTGTTGTAGTCTTGCCAGTCGCATTATTGCCGTATATTTTTGCATCTTTACCGTCAAAGTTAAATTTTTCTTCTTTGATTCCAGCAAAGTTCGATATAGTTAACTTATTTATTTTCATATCTTTCCTCATGCTCCTTTTTTAATCTTCCGATGACCTCTTAGCACCTCGATAATTAAATTTTTTATTCGTTCATGGCTGTCTGGATTGATTTCATGTATCTGCACAAGCTTATTGTTTGTTTTGTAACTGTCGTGATAGTGCAAGAAATTAATCGATAAGTATCCGTGATGATTACGTTCAATTTCCAATAATGCTCGTTGGTTTGACAAAGTATATTCGTCGAATAACGTCTTAAAAATATTCAATATATTTCTTTCTGTATCTCTCATGCTTATACCTACCATTTCATGACTAAGTTAATTAGTCTGTCATAATCATCTGCGTTTTCTTCAATCCATTCGTAAATAGATTGATTTAATATGTCTAATGCTGTGTATAGATCGTTCTCATTAGTTATGTTTATGCCGTCGATAAACTTATCTTCTAAATCTAAGATATTCACCAGAATGCTGTGGTCCTTCTTCTTAACTGCTAATTTAAAATCAAATCCGTCTACATTAATTACCTTCTGACATACATCGCCTATTTCGTAATACATCTTGACTTCCTCCGTTTTTCGTTTTATATTGAACGTGAATTAATTTTGCTAATCGTTTGTCTCTGTTACTTGTTGGCGCAAGTAGCAGTTTTTTTATCTTATTATCAGAGATGCTTCATAAATTGTGCCTTTTGGTTCGCCCGGCACTACTATTTGGCCGACCATTAAATATTGATGCACTCTTCTTCTGGATGATTTCTTAAGTTTTAAATTGTGTAATACTATGTCTCCAGTATGTCTATCTAAATATTCAACAAGATAATTTCTGTTCTGAGCCGACATGTAAATATGCGGGTTGTTGTACTTCTTTCTATATTCAGTGATCGTTTTAACTTCATCATCACTTAAAACAGCTTGTTCTGCCTTTCTTTCCCATTCCACACTAGGTTTAACGTATTCTTCAAACCAAGTCATTTAATCATCCACCCCATAAAAGTATTCTTTATAAAATATGAATGTCCCTATACTTGCGAATCCTGCAATTGACCACGCTGTAGTGAAGTATAGAAACGGCATGAGTACAATTGCTAAGACTGTGAAGCATAATACTGCTAATAGATAGCTTTTATATGTGTCACTCATTTTCTTTTTTCTCCTCTTTGGTTGTTTCATCGTTTATCAAACCTTGCATTTCCATTAATTTTTGAGGTATACCAGCTTTTAACTGGATTTCGTATAACATTTGTTGAATGTGTGGTGGCACTTCTACCATTCCTTTCGTGTATAATTTAGTTATCTCCTAGTGAAAGGAGGTGATAAGTATGGAATTTAATGATTTTCAAAATTTCTTTGGTGAACTTAGTAATCAAGCCGAAAAAGAATTCGGTGGTGACAGTGACTTTTTTAGAGATAGAATAAATAAGTTGAAAGAAGATGCTCCTGAAAACGTATCTTACGAAATTATTTATTCAATAGCTTTATACGAAAGCTTAAAAGCTCAACAAGATATGAAAATTTTGAATACAGTTAAATATCTTTTAGATCGTGACTAGCAATATCCAACAATGATTTGCTCTGAGCATTATTAATTTTTGGATAATCAAAATTTCTAAGTTTAAATCTTGTGTTTTTCTCAATCTTTACAACCTTCCACGTCACAACTGCCATTGTGATGAGGAGGGTTGTTTTGTATAGTGTGTTCATTTGTAATTCCTCCTATTAAGTTGTTTGTTCAATTGTGTGTTATTCTTCTTCGTCTAAATCAAAGTGCTTTTCAATCTCTTGCGCTGCCCATTTCATAACCTCTTCTAAGCGTTGTTCTCTACTGACTTCTATAGTTTCGATTTTGCCTGCTTCTTCGATCGTGTGTGTATATGTTTCTGACGTATTACTAATCTCCATATTCAAAATGTAATGAATGTATGTGAGTAATTCTCTTTGTTCTTGTTTCATCTCTGATTCTCCTCAAATTTCAAATTGACTAACGTCAACACCATATTTAATTGCCATATTCTTAATCACTGAAATGTAAATCTCAATCAATCTAGGTTCATCAGTAATCACATCTAATTTTGACAACTTGTTAATCTGTGTCTTCGTCGCACCGTTCGCTAGCATTTTACCTTTGCGATTCTGCATACGGATTTTTAAATTACAACGTCCTTTTTCTTCTAATGCTTTGTAAGCTTCAGACTTAACTTTTTGGTGCATTGCTCCGCCACCTAAATGTTGCGCAATCGCAGACAACATTTTGTTTGTGTCGTTACGCCAGTTTTTCGTTTCGATACCGACAATGTGACGAATACCTGTGATTTCTTGTTGCATTTGTTGGTTAAACTGTTCTTGGTCTTTTTGCGCTTTGAACATCATCTCTAATGCTTGCATTGGTGTTTGTGGTACATTAAGTTGCGCTTGTTGTTTAATGTGTTCATCCATTTTATGGAATGCGTCAACATATGTTGCTGTGAACAAAATTCCTTTACTACCTATCATCTTGTTTGCTACTATGTCGCATCCTTTTTTGGTTAGTAGGTAGTGTTTGTATTGCTTACCTGTTCCTGCTTGGTATGAACTTTCTACGAAGAAATCATCAGCCCTCAAACTTGAGTTTTGTAAAATTACACCTAAATAGTTATCAATATCTCTTACTAAATTGTCGTGTCGCTTTCCTATCATTTCCGCAACTTCTCTACTGTCTACATAATGTGTTTCGTTCTGTTCTACTATTTGTAATGCTTGCATAATGTTTATGCTCCTTTCGTGTATAATGTTGTTTAAGAGGTGCATTGCTCGGGTTATAGTACTTTAAATTCAACACCGTCTATTTGAACGAACAGATTATCTAAATCAGGGATTTGTTTTTTATATAAACCAAATCTTGATTTAATATCTTTTAATAAATAGAGATTCAAATCTCCAATTGATAATAGTTGTCTATTACCTGCTTCGTCATAGTAGTAATAAATGACTTTTTTGTTTTGATCTTCCATTTGCTGCGCCCTCCTGTTAAGCAGTTACGTTAGCTTCATAACCGAATTCAGTCATGATTTCATGTATTTTCAATCTACCTTTTTGTGTCCATCTAGTTTGTAAAACTGTGTCTTCTCTACCGTCAGAGCGTACAATTGGTATAGTGTCTGATTCTGTGTAACTCTTGCCCATGTGTTCTGAGTAAAGCACCCACTGTTTATTCACTTTTCGTTGTAATCTAGCTTCGTGTAGTAGTTTGTTTAACTTTTGTGCTGATATACCGTAGTCTGCCGCGATTTGAGTTGTAGCTAATGTTCCAGTTGACTTTAAGATTTCATCTACATAGTCTGCTTTGGGTTTTAGCTCTCCAATTTCTTGTTGTAAAAGTAAGTTTTGCTCTTTTTCTTTCTTATACTCAGTCAACACTGTAATGATGTAGTCTGGATCTTTTAATGTTTGTTCAATTACATTGTCTGTTGCGTATATACCGTGTTTGCGAATAGCTGGTAGGACATCTGATGTTACCCATCGTTTGAATTTCCGAGCGGTTTCTCTGATTTTTTCGTTTTTGCTTTGTTTAGAAGCATCGAAGATTAGACTGTATAATCCTGATTCGTTGATAATGATCATATTTCTGTTTTGACCTGATGCACTAAATTGGTGCGTCAGCTTGTCCTCGCTATCAACATGATTTCTAATGGCATTGTCTGATCTTGCATATCCTAAAATCTCAGCAATATCTTTTCCTACAAAATAAGGTTCGTTTTCAATTTCTACTGTTCTTACTGGTAGCTCTTTAAAATTAAATATTTGCAATCCTTCCATTTGTTGTTCCTCCTTTTAAGATGTGACTTTTTCTTTTTCTCTCGAAAACAGATACTCAATTTCATACTCTGGAAAAAAAGTATTTTTAATAAGTAACGCTTCTCCAAATTTGAAATCAGAAATACCGTTAATCTTATCTGATACTGTTTGATATCGAACTTCTAATAAATCTGCGATATCCACCAGAGATACTTTATTCTGTTTTCTGACCTTTTCTAAATTGGTCAACATAGTACCTCCTCCAATTATACGAATTTTCGTATTTAAAATTTTAAAAATTAGCACTGCTGAAGTGCTTAAGTCCAATATATACGAATTTTCGTATCGTGTCAATACTAATTTTCGTATTTTTTTATTTGTTTTATCTTGATATACGATTTTTCGCATGTTATTATATAAGTATATTTTAGAAATGAGGTAACCAAAATGGATAAAGAAAAGCATTTAAAACATTTAATGGAAATGAAATCCGGTTCAGTAAAAGCTTTTTCAGAAGATATAGGGTTAGCTTATACAACAGTTCGTTCAATTTTGGAGCGAGGTGTATTTAATGCCAAAGTAGAAAATATTATAAAAATTTGTAAAGGTTTGAATATAAAGCCAGAAAATATTATGGATTTAAACGATACGATAATTAGCGAATCAATTACAACGCTAATCAAACTCACGCCTCCAAGACAAAAAAACGTACTTAACTACGCAAATGAGCAATTAGATGAACAGAATAAAGTCACTTCTATAGATGAATATAAAGAGTCTAAACTAGTATCGTATATTGCATGTGGTGCAACTGGTGCTGGCATAGGAGAAGAATTATATGATGACATATTGCATGAAGAAG